TGTATGCCCCGCCCGTGATGAGATTCCACGCCCCACCGTTGTAGAGCCCGCCCGCGCCAGTATCCGCCTTCATGCGGTCGTAGATCGCCTGATAGATCGGTGCGAGGATCATGCGGCCCCCTTGCTCAGAACTTCCTTGACCGCCGCTTCGAAGGCATCGGTAGCCTTGACGTAGAGGGCCGCGTTCTGTTCAGCGGGCCGCATGTACGGGCGTGCCGCGATGGTCACGGACTTTTTGAGGATGAACATCATCTGCGAGCCGATGAGCTTGGTTGCGTTCTTGGTCTTGCGGGTCAAATGCTTCACGAGGAACAGTCGCCCGGTCTTGGTGCGGAGAATGTGCATCGGGGTTGCGGAGTTGCGAAGCCCGCCCGCTGTCCGCTTCTGGAGTCGCTTGGCTTCCGCGTTCAGAGGAACCGGCAGGAACCCGCCAGACTTCGCCCGGATCGTCCCGCCAAACTCCATCATGGCGGCGTACTTGGCTTTGGAAGTCGTGATGATGCTCTTGCCGTTCTTGGCTGGCGTAGCACGGATGCCGTTCCGCAGCATGCCCGTCTGCGTTCCCGGTGGCTGGCCCGGTGCGGAGTGCGTTCCTACAGCCGTCTTCGGCATTGATTCCTTGATGAACGCCTCATAGACCAACGCCGCACGGTACACGCCCGTATTGACCGCCCGCTCAAGTTTCGCCTTGAGTCGAGCCGTGTCCACGGTCATTGTCACCTTGCCGACGTTCATCAGTTCAAGTCCCTCGATACTACCAGCTTCTTCAGCACGCCCATGCTGCACATGTCCTGCGGCTTCCCTTCGATGCGATACACCACGCTATTGATCGAAATCTGATCAGCTGGCGAACAGTCCCACGCGGCCCCGGTTGAATCGGTTGGTGCCAGGAACAGGTCATACATCTGCGTCGTCGTGTCACGCCCGTACACCAGACCGTCCGCCGCACTTGTCGGCTGCATCGCACATGCAATGTCAATCGGATCTGGTGGCAACGACCCGTACGGGATGCCACTATTCGCCGTCAGCCATGTCTTGTTGTCCAAAGATGCCGTCATCGTCAACAGGTGCCAAGGGGTTGATGCCATTACGCACCCCCCGTCACGTAGCCACGCAGCAGGCTCATGCGGATGTCGTCCACCCGCTTCTGGTCCGCGAGCGTGTACGAATACTGGCCGATGGTTTCAGACTGAACCGCCATGTCACGCCCACGCCCGTTGAAGAGCATGTCCGCCAGAAGGCATGTCGCCTTCTGCAATGCCCCGGGGATGGTCGCGTAGCCAGCCACGTACACAACCGTGAAGTTGTTGAAGCCTTCCTCGAATCGCGGCGAAGGCTTGAAGTCGCCACCCTGCCCCAAGTACGTTGCGTTATACGAGGCGAACCGATTGCGTGCAACGTCGATCCGCGACAGCAGGCCCGAATCAGCATCGACGCGGTACGTGCTGGAGTCGAGTACCACGCTCTGCCCACCCGCGTAGGTCTGCGTTACCGAGGTAATCGACGTAACGGGCCGTTCGCGGAGTTGGATAATCGCATCGTCAGGCCCGCTGTAGTATTCCGTCCGCGTTGCAGACTCGAAGCCGTTGGTCCCGTCGCGGCTGCAATAGTCGCGGATGTCGTTTGACACCCACCCCAAAATCTGGTCGATGAAGGTATCTTGGGCCGTGCCCGTGATGCCTCGCCAAGTCTTGTAGTCGGTGCGTGAGACAAGGAACGCCACGGGTAGCCCCTTAGTTGATGATGCTGACGTAGAGCGGAACGGTGCCGGTTGAGACGTTTGCTGCGGTGGACACAAGCACGATGATCGCCTTGGCCCCACGCAACTGGTAGCCAATCGAACTAGTTGCGGGCAGGACCGATGACCATGCAAATGTCGATCCGTCATTCTCAGCCGATGCCGCCGCCGCCAGCGTGACCGTCAGGCCCGTAGCCGTGAACGAATCGCCGTCGATGCGGTGGAACAGCGTTCCGGTTGGGAACACGCCCGATGAGTTGGGGATCTGGTCAGCCCCCAAGATCCGCACGATTGGCGAGGTTGTCACGGTCGCCGCGTAGGCGATGCGTGCCCGGATCATCAACCGCGTTCCCTGCGTCACGATGCCGGGTATTACGAACGCTGACGACACGCTGATTGGGTTCAGCAGTTCGGCAGCGGTGTTTGCCTGTTCCGCGTCCGTGTGGACCTGAATCCACTTACCGAACATGTTGCTTTGGAACATCACATCGGGACCGCCCTGCTTGATGTCCGGACCAACGTATACGGGTGCCGCCATGTGTTAGCTCCTTAGGTGAAACCGACCGGCCCACGTTTCCATGAGCCGGGGGTGAGAGAAACGGGGGAGGATTACAGCACGATGCGACCGAGGAGCGACGAGCTGTTGCCGAGGTTCTGAGCCGCACCACGGGCGATTTCATTCGAGCCGTTGATGCCCTGAGCCGGGTTCAGGCCGATCCACACGGCACCGTAGAGGGTTGCCGCCGCACCGGGCGTACAGGAAACACGCAGATACCGCTTGCGTGAACCACCAAGTTCAAGGTGGAACAGCCAGAGCTTGTTGTCGCCAGCGGCTGCGGTCGGCAGGGCCGTACCGCTGAATGCACCGCCGCTCACATCTCCCCACGATGAGTTGTCGTCAGACTCCTCGATCTTGAGTGCGGTTGTATCAGCGGCGACGTTGCCGAAGGTCACGATGCAAGCGGCTTCACCGAGACCGCCGAGGATTGCCGTATCGAACGCGGTGCCTGTGTTGGCTGCACCGTTGATGTCGAGCGGACCACCCGTTGAGGTGCCGCCCTTGAAGTATGCGTTGAGAAGGGTCTTCATGTGTCAGTTTCCTTTGCGTTGATGGTCTATCAGGCCGTCTTGAATCCGACGATGGGGCCGTAGGTCGAACCGCGACCGTCGCCATGGATGTTCACGTTGAAACGGCTGGTGCCGCGAACGGCGACGCTGTTGGTGTTGAACAGGAACTGATCGGCGGTAGCGATGCTGAGCATCTGACGGTCGCCAATCATCGATCCGCCTTCGAAGTCACCGAAGTAGCAGGGGAAGTGCGTTGAAGATGCAGCCGAAACGGTCGGCATGACCTGAGAGAACACAACGTCGTAGCCCATGAACGTTCCGCCGCCGAGGTTGCCGGTTGCGATGTCCTTGAACTGGCTGCTGGCCTTGTCCAGACGCATCATCACCTGCACGAAGAACTGACGGCTGCAAGTGAACTTCAGACGGGCCGCGTTCACGTTCTCGACCGCACCCATCAGCAGGGCGAAGTGGTCCTTGGTGATCGAAGCCCATGCAGCCGCCGTGATGTACGCTGCGGTGGGCAGGGCACCGGCCAAGCCGACCTGACCGGCGTATGTGCTGGTGCCGTTTCCGAGGAAGTACGCATTGTCGATTGCAATCGACTCAGCCTCAACCATCGTGCGGGCGATGTCGTCAGGAACGCTGATCGCGGCATCGTTGAAGAGCGAGTTGCTGTAGCTCATCAGCACGCCGTATTCCTTGGCCGTCAGCGTCACGTTGCCGTAGCTGTTGGTCGTCACGGTCATCGTGGAGCCTTCGCCCATCGGAGTCATGGCCGTGATGCCCGTCTTACGGGGGTATGCACATGACTCAGAAGTCATCGGGATGACGTTGGCGAGCCGCTTGGATGCACCGTACTGCTCGGTCAACCAGATGAGCTGGGGAATGAACACCTGCGGGACGAGAGCCCCGCCAAGCTGCTGGTTGAACTCAACCTGATTCTTCTTGCAGATGTCGATGTCAGCAGCCTTCGACGGGTAGTGATACTGGCCCGCGATGTTCAGGCGTGCCCACGCCTTGAACGCCGTAGCCTGGTCGTAGTCGGTGAAGACTGCGGTGCCTTCACGCACCTTGCGTTCGTACGCCTTGCGGTGGCTGTTGCCGATGTTGAACGTGGTCGGGCTGCGGTCTGCAACCACATCATCTCCGTGCGGCGAGGTCGAGCCCTTCGCGTCAGCGATGATCGACTTCCGATGAGACTCGCTCAGTGCGGTGTCGGCATCGTCGCCAGCGAGCGTCAGGACCGACTTCGCGGCCCAAACGGTGTCCACGTTGATGGGGTTGCCGTCCGAGCCGTTGATTTCAACGCCTTCGGCAGCGAGCTTGGCGACGAACGCCTTGGTAGTTTCGAGAGTGGGGGTGGTTTCGGTGAAACCGTTGTTTCGGATGAGTGAGATGAGGCCCTTGCGATTCATGGAGAGATTCCTTCCCTTGCGGGTTTGGTGTATCTCTGCTCATGCTGGAGAGTGGGTGAACGGTGGCCTACGTAGCGAGCGTTACCGAGTCTCTG